CCAGCAGCCTTGAGGCTTAGCCAAGCTGATCCGTCCCAGCAGTACAGGTTGTTGTTACCTGTGTCTAGAGCAAGCTGACCTGTAAACGCTCCGGATGCAGGCAGCGTTGTGACTAGATCAACCGTTGATTCGTTAGCGAGTTTTGCCGCAGTTACGCTTCCTGCGCCTAATTTCGCCGTAGTAACCGCAGAATCAGCAAGGTCAGCAGTTGCGATGCCACCAGCAGCAAACGCAATCTTCGCTCCAGGGATCGTGTCGTCACTGATGACCGTGACACCGTTGGCGATCAAATCACCAATCGTCAGCTTTTTGGTCTCACTGGCGCTGCTATCGACAACAGCAAGCAAGTCTCCAGTGGCTACGTCGGAGCCAGCAAGCGCGTTTAGCTCACTAATTTTGAGGTCAGCCATGGGCGGCTAGCTCCTGGTTAATAATCCTGCTGTAGGCCAAGTTTAGCCGCAGCGTCTTGGTCTAAGAGTATTTGACTGTCGTCCTCTTGCAAGAGCGTAACTGTGGGCTCAAGGTTCATTCGCAGCTGTATTTGACCAGTCGTAATAAAATCAGCCGTAATCTGAACGGTACTATCAGGCGAAAACTGGATAGCTGCTGCTGTAATTATGCCCTGAACGTCCCACCAAACCTCATCATTGCTTCGCTCAGAAACACCGCTTGGGTTATAGCCAGATTTTTTAATGTAAAACTGCCCAGAAAAATTACTACCAACTTTTGTTCGATGCGCCAGCTCAAACAGGTACATAGGTAGCTCATTGCTCGTGTTGCCCGTGTATTCCCAAAAAGCACTAATCCGACCAGAGCCGGAAATCAAAGTGTTGACCCTAGAGCGAAACTCGTCTGACAAAGAAGTTGTATCTACTGTTTCACGCTCAGTGTTGATCTCGAAGCTGTTGACTTGAGCCAAAAGACGTGGCACTGCAGCTTCAACTTTTACTTTGACTGGCACAGAAGCAGTCGGTGTTTGAAGAGCAATAGCATTTGCCTTGCCACCAGTCACTGCCAAAGCAAAAGTGTTGTAAAGCCTGATGCCGTCTATCTCGTCAACGTGAACAAAATGCTTGACATGCCCATCTGTGTCACCAGGCATAAAAGTAAGAGCAGCACCATTTGTGCTTTTAATTTCGATTTGATCGCCTGTAACAAGCTGACCATGCTCAAAATCAAAGCTAAACCGCTTTTCCGTTGAATTAACGTCAGAGATATTAATGGTTGACATCAGCTGTCGCCCATCAAAAAGGCGCTTTAACTCGATTTTTCCATGCGTTCCAAGATATACCGTCATTAGAGATCCAGCCCCTTGATAGCACCGTTGTTCTGGAACTGAATGTCAGCAGCCATGATTTCGCCAACGCTCATAACTACAGTTAAGCTCGTAATTAAAATTCTCATCTCAATGTGGCGGCCATCACTGCCCGCAGACCCGTCATCTACCTTTAAGTGCAAAGTAGTAAAAATTTCATCACCGTTTTGATTTAAAGGCGCTCCAATCTCTCCCGGCACTGTGGCTATGCCTATCTTGTTGATAAACCTTGATGCCGAATTTGTTGCTGATTTAGCACCTAAAACTTCTTGGTAGTACAAAATTCGACAACTTCCAGTTGTTGTCCTTCTAATTGGAACGATCGTCGTATCTGTTGCTCCTAACGTTGATGTGTCCGCTGTCTGAACGTTAATCGTAAAGCTCCAGTTCTGGACAGCAGCAATCTTTGTGCCCTCAAGCTCCAACGACCCATTTACGCCAGTAAAAAACGCCATCAGGAGCTAGCGACAGCTATTAAGCTCACTGTAACAGTGCTGCGACCTTTAGCCACTTGGGTGATTACAGGAGCTGACTCGTAGCGATACAGAAGCCCGCTCACCTCTCTATCCAAGGTTTCCTGCGTATTGCCGGTTACGCCTACCCCTTCCCAACCGTCTGTAAATGAAAGACCAATGGTCTTAAACTCAAACGTTTTGAAAGTGCCCTGCTGCTGGTCATAATGCGTCACGAACAGCTCCGCATTGGCGTCAGTGATGTTGGCGTAGGTCAACGACAGCTTTGTATCTACACGGGTTGAGCCGTACAGGATGCGCGTCTCAACACCGTTCTGCGCCTTAAAAGTCTTGACTGGATACGCTCCAGGGTCAAGCGTCCTTGCCGTTGGCTTTAGTGCAGGAAAGTCCATTAAACGTCAATGACTTGATAGGCCGCGCCCGAATCAACTATAGCCAACGCCAACTTGCTTATGTCATCTTTGCCGCCCTGCTCTTCACAAGGATGCTCCGAAGCGACAATATCAACAGTTCCTTCTTCTGAGAACGTCAACTGCTCCACAATATAGATATTGTTTGAGACGGTCTTGTTGTTCAACGTAAAAACTGAATTGTGGAACTTCGATTCAGCTACTTTGCCGTTGCTTACTGTCATCGTTCCATCTTTTACGTCCGTTCCTCCGTCGCTGGAAAAGTACAACACGTTGTACTGTCCATCCCCTAATGGGGTGACGCTTGTCACGTTGCCAGAGCCGTCAATCGTTCCATTGTTTGCGCTGCTGTAAGGATTCGATTCAGTGATTACTTTGATAAACGAACCAGCTTTCAGGTTCAAGCCAAAGACAGTCGTTGAAAATTTAATCGTATGAGTGACCAGCTCTCGTATCGCCAAAAAGTATCTAGCGGCTTTTACTGCGTGATCTTTTGAAGTGCAGAATTGCGTAAAGTCAAAATGCTCTTGAGGCAAGTTATCAACACCGTCTGCGGTTTTTGAACCTTTCTTAAAGACGATAACGGCTTTTTCTTCTGGAAATTTGTTTTCAGATTCGCCTCTGTAGCGCACAACCGCAGTGAATGGCCTGCGATCTTCTGCCCGTAAATATTCAACGCTAAAGCTATCTTCAAGGATATTGCCAGACGTAAATAGTTGGTCGATCTTGACGCTACCTGTATTAAAGTTGCCGCTGTTTTTGTTAAATGGAACAGCTGGAATAAGGCCAAATTTTCCGTCAGTTATAATAAAGTGACAGAGAAAATTAGGGGCAAGATCCATTACAAACTGCCTGACGTTTGTTCGATCTGTTATCACGCCATTAAAGAACAGTTTTTGCTTTTCAAGGAATACTGACGTATCTTGGAAGCTTTCTGTATCGACAAGCGGTGCATTGTCCGGTGTCATCTTCATCAAACCTCCCGCTCCAGCAACATTGTCGGTCAGCAAGTAGTAAACAAGATCTGTAAACAGATTGCTTGGGCCGTACTGTTGACGGAAGGTTTCGCTGCCGGGCACGGCATCCTCGTAAGGATTGGGACTATGGTCTGAATATTTAGGATGCAAGCGTTTTACCTTTAATCCGCTAGGCAGCCATAAACGCATTTGGTCAAGCCGCGTAAACGCTCTGCTGGCCTTCAAAGACAATGCTGCTGTTGTCAGGCGGCTATACCCAGCATTGGAAGTATTTGGAACAATCTCATTGACATAAACAATCTCAGACTCAGGCTCTGTGTCGTTGGACTTCTGAACACGATCCCTGTAAAAGCTAATGTCTGCAATACCGTTATTAGGCTCGAAATTGTCGCCCTCGTACTGGCTTTTCGTGGAACTAACGTCTATCTCTGTAACTACAAACCTTGCCCCGACCACTAAGTCTTTGGCAGCAAATGGATTGTCTACTGTTACCGTCTTAGTCTCCTGAAACTCATCGCCTATTTGGAAACCTGTGCCAGTGTTTTCGCTTTTCACCAAAACACTTACAGACCTATAGCCTTTGCGTTCGCCGCTAGGGTGGTTATCAAGGTTTGCAACTTTTACTTTTAGCTCCACTTGCATTGCTTTTCCGTTTACTGTCTCAGTTACGGTCCTAGCCTGAGCCGTGCCAACAGCGCGATTAGCGGCACTGCCAAATTTTTCAAAGAAATAGGCTTGCTCTTCGTCTCCACCTTGAACGACCTTGACCTCGCTTACCTTGAATTTATAGCCAGAGCCGGTTATTACACCGCCAGAAACGCCTGGTACGTTACGGCTAAATATGTTCCTTTCTCCGTATGCAACCAAAGGCTTGTCGTTGGTCTTATTTATACCCCTCCGCACTTCAAACCTGTGGTTCAGCGGAAATCCTGCTGAAGATCCAATAACTTGACAGCTAAGGAGCTTCCAAGTGTTTCTCTGGCCGCTGTTGACTCTTGCATAATGATTGTCCGGTAAACGCAGTTTTATCCAGTTCCACCGAAGCTTGATGAACTGAGTCTTATTGTTGTAATACTCGGTGGTTTCTGTTGTTTTCCTAAGAGGTCCACCAGCATCAGCATCGCCAGCAAGTGCAAAGTTAAAAGCATCCGCCGCTCCATTCGTCGCACCGCTAGGTGTAACAACAACACTATCCTCTAACAGATCAATGCTTTCAGCTTGAAATTTGTCCGTAACCTGCTCTTGTGGCAAGTAGTGCTTAATCGACACAGTTTCTGGCTTGCCTGCCGTTCCACCTGTCGTAATAAGCCTTGCCGCCCTACCCAGCTCTGGGTTGTCGCTAAAGAATGACTTTTCGACTTTAGTTCCTGCAGTTCTAACGGATATAAATCCAATGCCAGGAATCTGCGTTTTGCCAATATAAATATTATCTCCAGTTGTGTCAGACCTCAACTGCACAAAATCTTTGCCTCGATCCAACCCTTTAAGTTCGCTGCCAGGAAGAGGAATTATTTTAAATTCAAGCTGCTCAGGGGTTGGATCAAATTGCCTAATTTGAATTGAATGATATTGAGCAATAGGTTTACTGCCTATTACGACAAAAAATTCTTTTAAAAAATGAAACTCATCGCCTGAGTTTGCTTTTTTTACAGCGATACGAAACGCAGACGCTCTGCGAATAGTAATGTTTGCCGTTCCTGTTGTTACTGTGACTTTTTCCCTGCCAAAATCTTTTATTTCCCTAGGAGTAGGCAGGCCGTTAATTGCAGTCAATCCATTCAAGCGCTGAAAAACTGTGCTCTTTATACCGATCTCTGTGACAGAAGCAGCTCTGTTGTTTTTGAAAGAAGCTACTGACATTTTCATCAGTGGATAAAAATCACAGTCAACGCCTTCTTTGTCGTCAATATAGATGCCTGGATTTATGACATCTTTATTATCTACAATCCCGATTTTTTTGATTGTTGAAAGTGAAGTATCAATGCACTCAAGGATGATTCTTTGATCGCCAGAGTCTATCGCAAAAGGTTTTTGCCTAGATCTGCTGATTACTTTCCACAGCGATCCAGCAATAGCAAATACTTCTCCTAGCTGCATTTGCTCGTCAGCAGCAATTTGAGCATCACGGACAAGACTGTTAATGTCGTCAACGCTAACAGCTGCTTTATCTACCTTGTAAACATCTTCATCAATTTGAGTGTCGCTTATCAAAAATTCAACTTTATCGCCTTCGGTAACACTGACTTCTCGCGTCTTTTGTCCAGACCCTGTAGTTACCTGAGAGCCGGACTTAGGAATAAATTTAACTAGACCCATTCTTGGGCTGTATTCACGACCAGTGCCGGTTTGATCTTGCCCACGAATTTTTTCAAGCAAAAACTCCTTAAGTCCCTTGCCGCCATAGTTTGAGCCCTTTTCATTCCGTACTCTGTTTAAGTCACCTACAATTTTGACCCGCTGCATTACTTTTGCTCGCTGGCTCGACTTGGTTTCACTAGCATCACTGCCAGCTTCTGACTTATTTCGTCCAATAGGAATTACTTCGTATTGGACCTTTACGCCGTTGCCGTTTGCAATCGGTGAATACGCTCCAAACTCAGTCAAGTTGGCTGGTGAATACGCATGACAAAAAGATTTTGACTCTTCCACATCACCATCAGGAACTAAAAGTATGTCTTCAGTGTTACCCCTTGTCCTTGGCTCGTCTACATTTGGATTCCCACTATCAGGCGTGCCTTGAGTTCCGTAAAGCTTGTTTACCCCTTTAATCCTTTGCCCAGTTGATGTCGTAGAGGCTTGGAGCCAATAAAACGCAAACTGATCCTCATGCACGGGATCAAGTGCATTATTGCCTAAAAAGATTCCCTCTAATTCTGGTGGCTTCATTCCGTCATAT